CGCGAAATGCATCTAAATCATGAAAAATTTTGCGAATAAGTGGATCTTTAATTGCCATTTTTATTTCTCTTCATAATGGTTATAAATTATTTGACAGCCGTTCTCGCCGTCTTCTGCTACATCAATTACTACAAATCTGCCAGGATACTTTGCATGAATATGTTTGTATAAATCATCTGAAATCATTTCACAGCTTTTGTAATCTAATTGTAGTGTACCTGTGTTATATAAATTTTCACACCAACGTTTAAATTGTATAAACTCAATTTCTCTATCATCATGGAAAACTTCTATTTGTACTTTAAAATGGAAAATGTGTCTATGAGGATGACCTAAAAAGCTTACATCATATTCGTCTCCTGTTGCAAGATTAGGATCTGTTAATGCTGCAGGGTATTGATGAATACCTTCTTTCCTAAAAGTTACCCAAATACTTCGTTTACTCATACTACCTTTTATGTTGATTATATATTTATTTTAAAATAGTGTCAAGTGTATAATCTTTCCACTTTGTAAATTTGTCGCTATCCATTAGATCATGTAACCTATGACACCATACACCTGGATTTGTACTATTATATGATTTATCATCAATTTTAATCATAGTATTGTAGTTCCAGAGTTTTACATAGGGTACAGGTACCCTAATTTGAGGAATAAAATTATTAAATTCACATAGTCCTCCTTCATTAAATTCTTCAACGGCACTAAATGGAATGTCTAAACTGCACAAATGTCCTTCTTTTAAAAAATGTTCTATCATCTTTTCCCATTCGTTCCATTCTTCAGAAGTGGTAGGATTAAAAGAATGATTAGCTCCAAAGAAAATATGCTCTGCTTTAAGCTTTCCTACAGCATTAGTAATATCTAAAATAGATTGTATACCTACTACAAATAATGTATTCATTGCATATGCAGGAGTTTTTTCTACTTCTCTACCATAAAATAATTTTACATCATCTCTATTTAATTTTTCGTTGCTATAATTACGGTCCATTATACCTCTGTAAAAAGTTCTTTGTATTTTGATTTACCACTTGTCATTTTTTTACCGATAGTACCTCTAGTTCCTTTAATTGTATCTAGATATTTTTGGTAACTATTATTTATTTTGTTTGCTTTATCTTTATCATCTGTAGAAAATATTTCTTCTACAATATCTTTAAAAACAAGTCGGTCAAATTTTTCTTCTATTAGCATTGCAGGATATAATCCTTTATCATATTGTCTATTAGCTTCTTGCACAGCATTTATATGCATCCATACATTGTGACCCATCATAAGAGCATAAGAAAAACTATCCCAACTTGTTGAATCCTTACTTGCTAGTATAGGTTGTTTATTTTTTTTGTCAAGTTTAATGCTACCGTCTTTTTCAAGTAAAGGTTGTCCTTTTAATATTTTAATATCGCCTTGTTTATTTTTATCACCTGGACCATATACACAAATATCATTTGCAAGTAATTCAGAAGTAATTGGGCTATCGATAAAAGATTTATGTTTACCTTCTCTAACAAAAGCATGGCTAAAAGGTGTTGTATCATTTTTCAATTTTAATGAATCAATGCTAGGAACCATTCTATAAACCCATTTTGATCTATCTGTTGTTTCTAGTTCGCAGTATATCTGACCATTAGCAGTAGCAAGAAATGGACTTGCACAATCAAATGTAATCATAAAATTATCATTATGATATTTTCGTACTGCACGTTGTATATCAGTTAATAATACTGCCCATTCTAGCTTGCTAGTTCCTAAAAAGTGCATAACATCGTGAATTCCTTTTTCAAGTAATCCGTCAAACCTTAAGCTTATAAGTCTTTTAAGAACTAAATGAACATCACACATATTTTGTCCTCCCATGCTCCAGCCATTGAAATGATTATTAGGGTATTTTTTTGGATCACAATAATCTTTCATTTGTTGGTACCAGTCTTCTGCTTCTGTGTGATCTTCTCCTTGTAAGACATTTAAAAATTTACATTCGCCAGATCGATGTTTAATCCAGTAATTATTATTTATTTTAGTAGCATTTACTGCTTCTTGATAAGTTGTTACTCCTGTAGCTTTTTTTCCTTCATCGCTTCTAGAGACCCAGGCTGGTATGTCCAAAATCATGCCATAGTCCATATAAGCATCCATCCATCGTAAAACATCTTCTCGTTTTTTACTTGCCTTCGGACAGCTTGGATCTTTCCAGTTGCCTTCCCAAACACCTTTTCCAATTTGAAATCCTCCACTATCTCCTAGTAGCCAAGTATTATCTCTGTCTCGTTTTCGAATCATGTCTTCTTTAGGATTCTCTTTAGAGATATCTAAATCTGCGTGACCTGCTGAATAAAGAGACCATTTATATTGGAATTTACCTTGGGTAGAATTTAAATAATTTAAACTTTCTACTCCATTAGGCAAGTTACTAGGAATTCTATTTTTAGAAACATATTCTTCTACCTGCTGTTTTCCAATAAACGTAGCGTAAAAACCACTTAGTGCAGGTAAAAAATGTGCATAATCATTTTGAGTTTTAGTAAGATTTACGTTCATCATTTAGTTAAGCAGGGGAAAATATATTCGTAATTAGCAAAACCGCTATCCATTGCAATTCGAATAGCACCATGATCAGAAATACTCATAGAAGTGTTGCCTGATAAACTAAGAATACTTTGCATTTCGGTTATTGGGTAGTATGCTTTTGTTTTCAAAGGTGTTTCTACATTGTGTTTAAAGACAAACTGTCCAGAGTGAGATGATTCATCTCCAAACGAAAAAATAAGATTATCATTTTCAGTGTATACTAAAAATTTATTTTCTTCTGAATGAACTGCACTCATTAATTTCATTCTAGTTATACTTGAAACTGGAGGTTCAAAATTAATATCCCAAGTTGCACCTTTAAATTTAGGATTTCCGATTTTACTTTCGACAATTTCATCAGAGGTAAATCTATATTCATTTTGAAAATCACCTAATAAATTTTCAAAACGTAATGCAGAAGGATATGTTTGCTCTTTTTTTGTTTTTAGAATAATTTCTAATTTTGGATCTTCTTTGTATTCAGGATTTTTTAAAAGTAAATTCAATACAGATAGATTACCCATTCCAAAGGCTCCTTCAAAATCAGGAACTCTATCATGTGCCGTTCCAAGTAAAACTACATTTCGATCATCAGTGACGCTAGTAATACTAGTAGTTTTATCGTCTGTAACTACTCTAACTAAATCTAAAAAGCCAAGTGAATGAGTATGCGATACAATATCTTGTAAAATGTCTTTCATTTAAATTCCTTATGTTAGGGGGTTATTTAATGTTATTTAGATTATTAAGCAGCATTGTCATAAGTTTTTGGTAACTCGTGAATAATTATTTCTATTTTATTATCATCTTCTTTTAACTTAATTGATATATTTTGATTTTCTTCTAAAGTAGCAGTATGTTCAATACCGTCTTGTTTAATACTAATTATTTTTGCATCGGTCATTTTCTTTAACTCTGTACCGCCAAATAATAAGTTATGTATATCCATATAACCGCAATCCATGCCCACACCATACATGCTCATATCAAATCCGAAAATTTGATATAATACATATCTATAGCTTCCGTTTTTTACAATGTCGCCTTTATGGATACGCTTACATACAGCATAAAAAGCTTTTTCTCTTTCTTCCTCAGATAGTTTATCCCACCATTCGTCGTTGTCAGCTTCATATTGTTCTGTAGCTTCTTTGTATGCCTTTTGTGCTGCTATAAATTCTGGTGAGTTGATACTATCTAATAGCCTTTTCTTTTTCAGTTCAACTGCATGTCCGTTAAACGATTCTTCCCAATTTCCGGCAATTTCTTTAAGTTTTTCAGGAGTTTCTTCTTCTGTCATGCTTTTACCACTCAAATAAATTATTAAAATTATTTTCTTGTTTTGTTGTATCTAGGTTAAAGTTTAAAACACCTATTAAATTATCAATTTTGTTATCAATAATTGTTTCTTCCATAGCTTCATTATCAAATGGAAGATTTTTAAACCAATCTGGAAGACGAAGTTCGTCTGTAGGATATGCTACACTTGTGAATCCCATAGGATTATTTTTAAGTTTACACACAATAACTTTCATACCGTCAACAATTTCTAAACTATATTTGTCGGCATTAATTTTTTTCAATGTATTCCAATTCAAGCTAGCCCGAACATGTCCTGGAAGATTTGCTTTGCCTTGTTTTTCTTCCAATCTCTGGAAATGACCAATTTTATTAGCACGTTTAGGAGATCCTTTTTCCCAACCTGGCCGGTTTTTAAATTCCAACCTAAACTCTGCAATTCTATCTAAAATTTTATCTTCTGGAACTTCTTGTAACACCATCATTAAAATTTCTGATAAAAATTCTTGCATAAAAACAGGTGTATCTGATCTGCGAAGATCTAGTCCCATTGCTTTTACTTTCCCTGGTTTACCATCAACATCTTTTCGATCGCCTTCTAAATCATAAACTAGAGCTGCATATCTTTTCTTTGTAATGTATAGTCCTGATTCTGCAACTATTTCTCTACCAGCAGCAATTACATCAGATCGACTTGCAGGACAATGGAATGCTTTTGACATGAAGTCTTTAAATGTAGTGTTAGCTTCTTCTGCTACTTGATCATACAGTCTAATTACTGCCTCTTTAGACCACGGAATACTTCCATTATCTATTTCTGTTTTTAATACAGGGTATGCACTAAAGTAAACTGAATCTGTGTCTCCGTATATTACTGCTTTGCCAACGTGATTGTATTCACCTGTTATAACTTTATTAACTTCGGCACTCATGTGTTTTACAATTTGTCTACCAGTTAGTGTAGTTGATTGGCCAATACGCTTGTCAAAAAATCTACAACCTGGATTTAGAATTGCACCGTACAATGAATTTAAGTTAATCTTTTTTACAAGTTGCCGTTTATCCCAAAATGCAATCTCAAGTTGATTACCAGCTTCAATTGCTTTCTTTTTCATAGCTTGCAGTTCTTTACGTTCTGCATACCAGCGTTTTAATATACCTGGAATAACACCTTCAAACTCTGTTGTAAATATTGTACCGTTTGCACTAAGCATCCAAGGCATTCCGCTATCAAAAACTAATTTATAAACTTCAGCACCGCTTAATGTTTCTGAACGACCGTCTTCAAAATCCAGTGTTAATACAACATCTTTACGTTGATCTAGTACTGCTTGGTATTCTTCTGTACCAAAACGGCCTTCCCAAGCTCCTGCAAATGACTTCTTTTCTAAACTAATCGCTTCATTAATAACAGCATCTGTCATTTCTGGACGAAGTTGTCCTACAATTGTTTCAGGTGCCATATTTAACGCACGAATAACACTAGGATATAGACTATTTAAGTCCATACTTCCTATCCATTTATGCACACCTTTTTTTGGAAAAGCAACATAAGCGCCTGCTGCTGCAGTATTTTCGTCATCTCTTTTAGGACGATTAGGTACACGCATACCTCGTTCATGTGCTTCATTAATAATAGCTTGTTCGGTAACTGCTACAGCCCCCATTGTAGTCTGTAATAATACAGTATTAGCATGGGCAAGTTCGTTACTTAGATCAATAAATTTAAGTTTCTTGTCTAATTTGTCTAAAAGTGCAACGTCTTGTCTATTGTATTCGATAAATGTTTTAAAATCGTTATTGTATAACTGATCAAGTGTACCTTCGTATACAGTTTTACGTTCGCCAACCTCCATTTCGCCTATTGCATCTAGTCTATAGCTGTGGCGTTCTTCATATGTATACTTCCTATATAGTTCAAGACTGTCTAAATGCACACGGCCTACGAGATCAAACGTTTCTGCTTTTCTACCAAACTTTTCATACTCTCTTTTTTTAGGCAACTGTTTCCATAAGCAAAAGCGTCTTGTATCATCTTTGCTTAGTATTCTGCTTACCCGATTAACAGTATAAGGAATATCGTAACCTTCTGAGTTCCAACCGCTTAATACATCAGCATCTTCTATAAGATCAAGGAATGTTTCAAGCATCTCTCCTTCGTCGGTGAACAATAAAACTTCCTCGCCCCATTGTTCTACTTCGTGTTTAGCTTGTTCTAATGAAAGTGTTTTAGGCGGAAGTGCTAATGTTATTAATACATCTAACCACTGTAAATTTACAGTAATCGCTGTAATCGGCATGAAAGGATCTGCTGGATCAGCAAAACCTCTGTCGGGATCAAAATCCGTTTCAATATCAAAAAATGCAATGTTTAATTTTGGCGCATCTTGATTTAAGTAGTTTTCGCTCAGGCATTGGAAAATAGGATTAACATCGCTTTCAAATAATGTTTTATCTCTATTAATTGCTATTTCTTTTCGAAAATCTTTTGTATTTTTACAGATAATTTTGGAGATTGGGTCGCCGTAAATGCTTAGGTGTTTTCCTTTAGGATCTTTGTAATAAAAAGTATATTTTACAGGGTGTTCTACAAAGCGTCTTTTACCTTCGTGTCTTTCAACAACTCTAATAATATCTTCGTTTCTGTCAAAAATTGCGTCTACGTAACTCATTGTTTCTTTCTCGTTATTTTGTGGCTAACGTACCATCTACATGCTTAATGCGTAAAAGTTTATTTATCAATACCAACCCATTGCCCGACCAAAACCAAAAACATGTAAACATGCAAAGTAAATGGTCATTACAAGTGGCCATCCTACTCCTCGTCTAACAAATGCAATTATACTAAAAACTGCTCCTGAAAAACTAACAGGATATATTAAATGCATTGGTGGATGCTGAGCTGTAACAGATATCCAGGTCATGCTTGTAAAAACACAAATACTAGCAACTGTTTCAAAATAAAATGCAATTCTATCACTAGTATAACTCCTAACCCAAAAGTCTTTTATTTTTTGCCACATTAATGATCCTTGCCAACTGTAGCAATTAATGTTTCTAAATCTTCAAATTCATCCGCAACACGATGCCAATCTGCCTTATGTGCAATTTTAATTGCCTTGTTAATTAAACTAGGTTTGACATTAAGTTCCTCTGCAACAGCCTTAACCGTGTCTTTTAATCCTTCATTTAAATCTTGTATTTCTTGTAAAACTGTACATCCTTCATTAACTAATCTTTCTAATTTGGCTTTTTCGTCAATACCATAGACTCTATCGCTCATAGGTTCTCCTTTAAAATATAATTATAGTGGTTTAATTTTAATTTGTCAATATTATTCTGATTTCCAATAGTACTCGTCTGTGTCGCCAAGCCTGTATGAATAACCATTTTCAACTTGGTAAAATTGTGTACTTACTTTAAAATCAGGGTTTTTAGGTTGCTTTGGGGTAAGGCTGTTATCATAGACACGCATTCTATTGTTCGGATAGGCTGCATATTGTCCGTTATCTAATTCTAGTATGTTAAAACTTTTGTGTTCTTCCGGTATTTCACTAGTGCTATAATCTATTTCGTCTGCACTTTCGTGATAATTGTCTAGTGTGAATAGATACGTTCCGTGCATTACTTGATGACTACGAGTAAGTATTTCAAAATCCATACTGCCTATAAATTGTTTATATATAGCAGTAACGCCATAATCCATTGCATTCCAAAACTGTAGGTCTTGTAGTGGTAAATCGGGATCTGGTTTGTTTGGTTCGCTTACAAATGCACTGATAGGAAGTTTGTCGTATAGTGCTGCATATTCGGGGAGATAAGTTTCGAAGTAGAAAGCCCTACCAGGCATGCTTTTTACAGTTACCCAGTGTCCTTCTACAAATTCTCCATGTCCGCCTTTAAAATCCATTAGGTATTCTTTGCGGACATAGACTTTTGTGTTAGGTAAGTTTGCTAATAAGGCACTCATTTAGGAACACAATTAGGAACTTGCTTACCATTCTTCTTCTTCATTCCTACCATTTTATAGTTTTTCCAACAAGGATCACCGTCTGCTTCGTCTACTTCTTTATCGTTAACTTTTTTAGATTTTTCTTGTAGATTTTTTGTAAGATGTCTTGCAAGATTGTTTTTGTATGCACTTTCAAAAGGTAGTTCTTCGCTAGGCTCGTTTTTCTTTTCAAAATTCATTTTATAATCTAAATTATGATAAACATTTCCTAAACCTTCTGCAGCTTTTGTAATCTTAGCCTGTACCCAACCTTCTAGGCCTTCTTCTTCGCTTACACCTTTGAGCATTTCATGTAGCTTAATAGCATACTTTGCGATTTTATACAGATCTGATCGAGCCATTTGTACTTCATGGTCTAGCTCTGCTGCATGGGCCAAGTCGCCTAAACCTTCTTTAAATTCTTCTTTTCTCATGAGTTCTCCAAATATATTTTGTATATTTATCTTTTTATAACATTGCCCATTAGATTGATATCTGTGTCTATAGCATTCTTAGCAGTACCGTCTTTATTTAATGCTTGGGGTGCTTTTGGTAATCCGTTTTTACCTTTTTTTATTTTTCTATATGCAGCAGGAACACTTGCGACTGTTGCAATATTACCTGCTGAAGTTGCACCTACTGTAGCTGATTCTAATATTTCTAGTACAATCATTTTTTCCTTCCTCTAAATTGGACTGGGCCGGTCATGTAAGGTTTACTAAACCAAAGTTTAAACCAATCTTGGTCTCCGGGTTTTAATCCCATCTCTTTTTCTTTTTTCTTTAATGCAGTTGCAGTTTCGCTAGGATTTTCATCTATCTTGTATTCTTTGTATCCTTGAAATTCTGTGATACCTGCTAGTTTTTTAAGCTCGTTTATATTCATTTGCTTCATTTACAACTAAAAGATCTCTCAGCTTATCAAACATAGGTTTAGCTATTTCTCTTGCTGGTTCTGCAACACCATTCTGAAATGCTTCAAAGTCATTTTTTACTGCATATCCACGTAACTTTGTGCCACTCATGCCTTTTGCGTCTAATGCAGTTTCATCTCTTTCTAATCTAACTAAATCAATATTATCAAAATTAAAGTTGTGCATAGGGACTTCAACACCATTATATTTTTTGATAACAGCACCTAGTTTAGGCTCTCCTTCTAGATATATAAGATTTTGATAACCCATCCTATATACTTCATCAGCAGCAATTAAAGCAGTTTTAGCAAGTAAGACTTTTATTTTTGGAAATGAAGCTTGTGCCCATTCTTGTTTTTCTTTTGCGCTTAAAGGATCATCAGGTAATTTAGCAGGTCTATCACTTAAAAAGAGGAAATGATCTCCAGGTTGTCTAAGGATTTCTTCTACTAATAGTTCGTGTCCAATTGTAGCTGGATTCATTCTTCCAAACGCAAATGCAGCAGTCTTACCGTTTGCTTCAAATAACTGTCTCAGTCTCACGTATATTCACCATTTGAAATTGCTTTTAATTCGTCTTCTCTAATTTTGTTTATTAGTTTTAGTTTATCATTTTCTTTAAATATATCATCTGGCATATTTGCCAGTTTATATTTTTTACAGTAATTATTTAATCCGTCTGTTACCATCGGTTTAATAATTTCATCTGGTTCGTAATTGTTGCCTGCTCTTTGTAAATCTGCCATTTTAGCGATAGCTGGATAATAACTTTTTCTATAAAAATGAGGATCATTTTTCATGTAAACTAGTGCGTCCTCGATTAAGTCAAAATCTATTTTGTTGTCTAATTTTATACCAATTTCATTTAATTTCATTTTTACCACGCTTTACATGACCAGTATCTAGCTTTATGTCTAGGTCCTGGATTATCACAGTTGTGTCTTGCTCTAAAACTTTTTCTTCTTTCCGGGTCTGACTTTTTAATCCTCATATTAGGATCGCCAAAGTTTACCTTGACTACATTTCCTTCGGGATTTCTAACATATACTTTAGACTTTTTAACATCGCCTTGCATAGGCTTACCAAGAGGTACATCTCTGCCTTGGTACTCAGCTTCGGTATTTAATATCTCAGAAACTAACATATTGTTATTTATCTAAGTCCTTACAATAGACAAGTTCGTCAGTACGTCCTAAATTATTTCCGGTCATTAATGTTATTAGAGTTAAAACAGATTTGTCTCGGGCATACATAAAACATCCTTCAAGCCCATAGCCTTTTTCCATATATTCTATGGTGTTTTCAGATACTTTTACTTTATCACTATTATTTTTACACCATTTACCAAAAGTAGGATTGCCTTTGTTGCTGTTAAATTTAACTTTCCACTTATACTCTGGAGGTTTATCAACAAGTATAATATGCCCGTTTTTTAGTAAGGCATCTACATATTTAGGATCAGGCTGATGGAATTCTTGGGCGCACTCAACTCTTGTAGCCATCTCTAATAACCATGCTTTGTCGTTTGCATAAAACTTAGCAGAGGATGGCCAGTCTATCCTAATCTTAAATTCTTGGCTAGAAAATTTTTCACTTAGGCATTTATAAATTGTTTGTGCATCTCTAAAATGACGATATTTAATTTTGCCGTTATGTATATCATCTCGTATGTGATGCGGTATATCTGCAGTAAGCCTTTGTTTATCCTCAAAATAATGGTGTAAACTATCAAGAATTCTTCTTGCCCAGCTAGCACTTGATTGACAACTGCGGAAAATTACAAGCAAAGGGTTCTGACATTTTAAAGCATAAAGGTATTCGTTGTAGTATAATTTGTTTGTTTCAAGATGCTGTAACATAATTATTTTCTAGTACAATATTTAAATTATTATCTTCTAATATTATTTTACATTTGCCACCATCTTTAAGCTGGCCAAACAACATTTCTTTAGAAAGCTTAATTTTAATTTCTTTATCGATTATTCGTTGCAAGGGTCTAGCCCCCATTTTATTATCATATCCTTTTTCAACAAGATAGTCGAGTGCTTCGTCGTCGATTGAAATTATAATATTTTTATCTTTAATAAGCTCTTTCAAATTATATAAGAATTTACCTACAATTTTCATCATTGTTTCTTTAGAAAGTTTTCCAAATGTAACTACTGCATCTAGTCGATTTCTAAATTCAGGGGAGAAAAAGTTTTTGAGTTCAGTATCTTCGTATGAGTACTCATAGTCTTCAGTAAATCCAATTTGATTTTTGTCTGCTTGTTCAGACCCTAGATTAGTAGTAAGAATTAAAATACAATTTCTAGCAACAGCTTCTTTACCATGTGATCCTGTGATTATTCCATTATCCATAATTTGTAATAAAATTTGAGAAATATCAGGATGAGCTTTTTCTATTTCATCAAGGAGTAGTACACAATTTGGGTTTTCTTCAAGTTTACTAATCAACAATCCGTTATTATTATCCTCATAGCCTACATAACCTGGTGGGGAACCAATTAATTTAGAAATACTATGCTTTTCTTGATATTCACTCATATCAAATCTAACAAGTTTTACTCCAAGGTTTTCAGCTAATTGCTTTGCTGTTTCTGTTTTACCTGTGCCCGTAGGACCCATAAAGATAAAACTACCAATTGGTTTTGTCATATCTTTTAAGCCTGCTTGTGCAATATAAATTTTATCAACAATTTCTCTTACTGCTTCGTCTTGTCCGTAAACATTTTTTAGAATTTTTGATTCTAAATCTTGTAAATTTTTACTTTCTCTCTCAGAAACTAAATCAACTGGTAAATCTAATGCTTTAGAAATTTCTAATCTAATATTTTCTTTATCTACAATCTTTTCTGTTTCTTCATCTGCAAGATTAAAGCGGCTACAAGCAAGGTCTATTAAATCAATAGCTTTGTCAGGCAATTTGCGATCATGTTGATATTTGGTGCTTAGTTTTACAGATTCTATTATTGCATCATCTGTAATCTGTGTATCGTGGAAGTTCTCATAATATTTTTTTATTCCTCTAAGGATATCATTAGCTAATTCTGGAGAAGGTTCATTAATGTTTACTTTTTGGAATCTACGCATCAATGCTCTATCTTTTTCAAAATGTTTTCTAAATTCTTCCCATGTAGTTGAAGCGACAACTTTAATGTTTCCTTTGCTAAGAGCAGGTTTTAACATGTTAGCTAGATCATTAGCATCATTGCTACTTCCTGTACCTGCTCCGCTAATCATATGAGCTTCGTCAATAAAAAGAATAGATTTCTTTTTATTTTTAAATGCTTGTAGAACTAATTTTAGCCGTTCTTCAAAATCACCTCTATATCTAGTACCAGCGAGTAAAGCATTAATATCTAAATTATAAACTTCGTATTCTTTAAGGAAGTTGGGAACATCATCATTAACGATTTTCCATGCCAAACCCTCGATTATTGCTGTTTTACCCACTCCTGGATCACCAACAAGGATTACATTGTTCTTACTTCGTCTACCTAAAGCTAACGCAATAGATTCAATAATGTCTTCTCTACCTATGATTGGATCAAGTTTATTTTGTGTCGCAAGTAAATTTAAATTGGTGGTAAATTGATTTAATGCATGTTTAGCTTGATTTGACAGTTCTAATTCGTCTATATCAGTTTCTGCATCTGCTTGTAAATACTCTGCAAGTGATTCTTTTTCAACACCTGCGGAGTTCAAGTAGAACGCAGAAACACTATTTTTTTCTGCTAAAATACTCAACAACAAATCACATGGAGTAATTTCTTCTCTACCACTAAAAAGAACTTGCGTAAATGCTCTGTTTAACATTCGTTCAACAGACTGTGTCTTTTTAGGTTTTTGTTTACTTTTAAGTGTGCTAATATCATTACATTCATTTACAAAATAATCTTCTAATTTCTTGGGGATTTCGCTTATATTTGTGTTATATTCTTTTAATGTGTCAATAGTTTTAGTTTGGGAAAGTATAGAAAATAGCAAGTGTTCTAATGTAACGTATTCATGATTCAAAGACTTTGCTTTATGTATAGCATTTTCAAAAGCAATTTTACATTCTGTATTAGGTTCTACCATAATATCTCCATTGTGATTAATACTTTAATTTTATATTCTTTTTCTAAAAAAGTCAATATTTTTTTCTAATTCCTGCAATAATGTTTTTGTCTTCTTGTATTAAAGAAGGTACAACACAATTCAATTTAACAAATAAATTACCTTTTCTATTGGATTTTAAAAATGGCAATCCATAATTTGCAATTGTGAATATATTTGTAGGCAATGTTTGTGCAGGTATTTTTAAATTAACCTTTTTATTATCTGGAGTTTTTACTATGATTTCAGTACCAGTCAAAAGATCTAATATATTTACATCAATTTGTGTATAAAGATCTGCACCTTGCCTATCCCAACCTTTTATAGGTCTAATTTGGATAGTTAGTATCAAGTCTCCACGAGGTACACCAGGAATAGAGTCGTCTCCATAACCTGTAAATCTTATGTTGTCGTTAGCATTTACGCCGGGGGGTATTTTTATATCAATAATTTCAATTCTACCAGTTGGCAATTTAAAATTAATTGTTTCGGCTTTACCAGTATAGATATCTTCAAAATTTATTGTATACGCTAATTGTATATTTTTATTTTTTCGTCTATGTGAATTAGCAAATCCTTGTCCAAAATGGGAACCAAATCCAAAGTGCCTAAGTATGTCATCAAATTCATCTACACCCTGTCCTGATCTAAAACGAAATCCACCTTGGTTCATCTGTGCTTGTTGGGGATCAGTTGTTCCAAACTGATCATACATCTGTTTTTGTTGAGGATCAGATAGGGCTTGATAGGCTTCGTTTATTTGTTTAAACTTTTCAGGATCGCCACCTTTGTCAGGATGGTTTTTCATTGCTTGTCGTTTATAAGCGGTTTTAAGTTCGTCTGCCGAGGCTGACCGCTTAACCCCGAGTAAATCGTAGTAGTCCATAACACTACTTATCTATACTTTAACTACACCTTTGCCAATTAGAAGCTCGCGGTTACGTAGATGTGCTTCCTGTATAACAGTCTTGCTTTGTCCATTGTATGCTACTCCATACCCTTCTTTTATCATTGTTTCTACAAGCATTTTGTTATCCTCTATAACAAAGTCTCCTAGTATCCTGCCAAACTTACCACGCATGTCTTCGCCATCTTTATCTACTTTTGTTTTAAGTATTTGGTCAGAACCAACAGGTAGTTTTTCTTTTACAAAATCCTTTGCTGCAAAACCAAACAATTTTTCTATCGCATCGCGTGTTCGGCTTTCTGGTGTATCTATACCGTATAATCTTATACGCTGATCACGTAGCCAAACACCAAAACCTAGATCAATGTCAACATCTACTGTATCACCATCGACTACATAACGGATTTTTGTGTAATATTCATACATTATCTTTTGCTTCCTGTGTATAAACCAAACCAAGCAGCACCTGCTCCTACCACTATGCTAATAAGCCCAGATTGTTCTAATGTAGGATTTGCTAAATCCATATACCAGAGCACACTTTTATGT